TTTTTTCTGTGCTGTTTTAGTTTGTGTTGCGAGTCTTTTAGCTATACCACTTTTAACTTTTTTTACAGCTGGGGTATTTGCTGATCCTGCTTTCGGAAATAGATTTCTTTTTTTAACACCTGTAAGATCACCAGTTATTTTTGGTCTATTTACACTTCTTAATTGAATCATCTTATCTCTATTTGATTGATAAGTTGGTTTTTTTGTTATTTTTTTTATTTCTTTTTTAAGTTCTGGCCCTTCAAGACGTTTAGGTTTTGTTCTAGTTGGTTTCTGTTTCTTGTTAATCCTATCAAGAATATCCTGTTCTGTGTCTATTTGAGTTTGTAAAGGGGTGCCAAATTTTGATACATTTTTTTTCTTAAAAAATGGCCTTTTCGTTCTTGGGACGGTTCTATAACTTTTTCTTTTGCCGCCAGACGTTGCTTGAGAATTAAATGGGTCTTTTGTTTCTGTTTTTTCAATAATATAACCACCAAAAGCCTCTGCAACTTTTGTTAGATCAGGTGATTTTCTACCAAAAACTCTATCAGCGTTACTTTTAAAATCTTTTAATTTTTTTAATTTATCCAAGCCAGGTGTTGAAAATAAAGACTTAGCTTCTTCAGTCTTCACATCAGTATCAGTATCAATCTTCTTTACTGGTGTATTAACTTTTAGTTTATTTAATGATTTATCAATAAAACCCTTCTTCTTAATTGGATCACCGCCTGGCCCAAATTTCTTTCCCATCTCTAAAAGTTCTGTAGACTCTTTCTTCACTTTCATGATAGCGTCTTTACCATATCTCTTCTCAATATCAGCCTTCACACGTTCAAGTGCAGATGGGCCTTTGTTTACCTTCCTTGTCTTTTCCATTTCTTTACTTGGAGGCATGGTAGTCGCATCCTTTTTCTTTTTATTTTTTCTTATTCTTCCTTGATCTCTTAGATGATCATAACCTTCCTCACCCATCATCAGTTTCTGTTTCTTATTGACAACAGATTTTGTGGTCTTTTCTTCAGCCCCCTCTTTGTCGGGCATGACTATGCAGTTTGGGGACTTGGAGGAAACCAGTCCCCCTTTTACTTTTTTACTTGTTCTTGAAAATCTAGATCAATCCTCCACGCAGAAAAACCTTCCTTCACACGACCACGTTTCTTTGCAATTGCTTTACCGATTGCCTTGCGTCTATTTAAAAGATACTTATCAGTTGAATCATGATCACCGTCATTGTCAATATCCTTATCTTCCTTACCGACAGCATCCATGGCCTCAACTTTCATCATTCTTCTTTGTTTATCTGTAATTGGTTTTTCTGGTGGATTTTTAACTTCTGGTGTTAATGTAGGTAATCCTGTAAGTGGATTTCTCTTCATCTCACCTAACTCAACTTCTTCCTTCTTCATTTTTGCACGTTTTGCTTTTGTCTTTGCAATAATTCTATCAGCAGCTTCACTTCTTTCTTTGTTTGGGCCATCATAAGCCATTGCACCCTTCTGCATGCGAGGTGCTTTTTCTTCTTCTTTTTTCTTTTTCTTACCAAATGCAGCCATAGGCCCTGATGGTTGACCTGATCCCCTAGTGATGCCGTATGAACTACCTTCTTTTACATCATCTTTAAATTGAGGATGTTTATCCATTTGAGCTTTTGTCATTCCTCTTTTCTTTCTAAGTGCTTCCTTTCTTTTCTCCTTTCCTTCCTTACCATCATCAAATCTCATTTCCGTAACTACTTCTTCACCTATGAGTTTTTGTTTTGCCATCGCTTTCACGACATTAGGTGCTGGTGATGAACTAAGTATCTGAAGAAATACTTTCATCTTTTCTTCTTTTGAAGCACCTTCGGGAACTTTATCTTTAGCTTTATATCTTACATCAGAAGCTAATTGTGACGCTTGTTTCTCTGTATCATCAGCACCAGCAGCATGTCCTCTCTTTTCTTCATAGACTTTTTGATACGCACTCATCAAGTCATCTTGTAATTTTTGACTAAGCATTACTCTTTGCACGATTCTTTCTAGATTTATTTATAAAATTAAGGATGATTGGGTTATGTGAAAGTCTCTGAGTATATTGTCTTAGAGCATCAGTTCCAACCTCTCTCTGATTTGCAGGCACACCAGATATCTCAGTGAACTTTTCAGTGATATCCTTAATCCATGATTTAAACATTATGTTTTCCTCAGTGACTGCAATAATATAATTTGCACCTGTACGAATAATTTTACCAATCAAACCAGTATTATCATTCTCAACGATGTCACCAACACGAAATATGTTACCATTCATATAGTTTTCACGAAGATTTCTCCAATCAAACTTAGGAGCAATTCTCCATGTTTCATTCTGTTGTTTTTTATTTGGCATCTTCATTCCTTTTTGTATCGCAGAATATAACTCTCTTGCTTTATCATCCTTCAAACTTTGTGGAATACCAGTTCTAAAAGTATCATAATCATCATCCGCAGCAGCCTTTCTTAACTTAGATGCGGACATAGAACTAATACCTTCTCCATCTGGATCACGATCTCCAGCAGATACAACATTGATACGGTCAAACTTGTAGAGTTTATTATTATATTTGTTTGCTAAGTTTTCAAATTCTTTTTGACGATCTTGTCCAACCACAATATTAACAGACTTTGCACCTCTCTCGTTTGCACCTTTCAAAGCATCAAAGATTGTTTTTGTGTTTGGATTATTCATAATATGTTTCGCATGTTGTGGAAACATCTGTTGCATATATCCTATCTTTGTATCAGGATCTAAAGGATTCTTTGCAGGGTCATTTGATCTTGATGGATAAATTTCATAATTACCTTTACCAGCAACCTGTTTAACTTTGTTTAAAAGTTTCTCATGTCCTGTTGTAGGTGGGTTGAAACGACCAAAAGCCACCGTCATATCAGCGTCGTTAGGATCCTTTGGATTAGGATTTGCAACGGTCTGAGAGGATAATGCTTCTGTTATGAATCTGGTAAAACTTTTCATATTTTCGGTGCGGGCATAGGATTACCCTTTTCCCAATTCTTATCTGCTGTAAAGTTTGCACGACTGAACTCTAAACGATCTACAAGTTTAAGAGCCTGTCCTGATCTGATTGCAACAAATCCCTCTGGAGCTGTCACACGATAACCATCTGGTGTTCTTAAAAAAGTCCCAAAGGTATTCACCTTTTGCAACTTACGAATCATAAAATTTTTCGCAGCTTGTAAATTAATATAGGAGGCAACAGTCATGTATATTGCCTGTTGATTATCAGAAATAAATTTAAGGCCTTTATTCTTAAGTTCTAAGTATTTATCTTTTGTTGACTTCATCTTTTTAGTTGCAATCTCCTTATCTAACGCATTAGAAAAATACTGTGCAAAGTCTCTTGCAGTATTACGAGCTCCAATTAAAGTTTTACCTTGACGAACATATGTGTTAAAGAAAGTCTTGAACATAATATTCAAAGTAAACTTATTCATATTATTTGTTTTCATCATATCAAGAAAACGAGATGCTTGTTTCAAAGATCCTTCTGTTTTATTTACAAGATTTGTATAGGATGTTTTCTCTGCTTGAGTCATGTTTGCTTCACCTGATGCATTTTTAAAATCAGATGATGTTACAAACACATCTGTATTACCTTGAATGTTTATGTTACCAAAACTCGCAGACATAGCATCTAAACTTCTTCCAGAATATGAAGTGTGAAATACAATTCCAAACTTCGCTTCATCTATCTTTTTTCCAATATCACTATCTTTTGGAACTGCATATACAATTGTATTTGGTTGAAACGCAATGCAAGTATCTCCACCAATATTTGCCTCATACTTGTCATCAGTAAATAAAAGATCTCCTTGTACAACATTTGATATTGAAAGTGTAGAGAGATATTTGTATGCGTCTTTAAGTTTTTCTGCAAGTTGTCCTGGCGGATACATACTTTCTACATCATTCTCAGAGTATGAAATCTTTGGATTAACTTTATTGAATACAGATTTAGTTCCAACGAAAAATCTACCGTTATCTGGATTGACACCACAAATTATTGCAGGCGCTCCATCCCATTTAACAGTAACACGAGCGTCTGCGCTACCTTGATCCAACATATTCCCAAGAGATCGAAGAAAGGCAACTGCCTCCTTACCACCCTGAGATCCGTCATTCAAGATATTATCCTCTAAATGTTCAAGGTGAGTATTCTTCACCTCCCAACTCCTTTAAGCATTTTATCGCCTTGTTTAACTAATTTGTTAAACTCTGGAGTTGTCGTTGCAAGAAATTGTGGCATTGAAAAGAAGTTCCCTTTATATCTTAACACAATATCAAGTATTTTATAATTACCTTTTAACAAAGTGAAATTAACTCTCGCAGCGCCTGTTCCTGTTTTAGTTTTATCAAAAACTAAACTCGCTGGAAGTTTTGCTAGATTTACCATTGTTATCATTATACTATGTAAACTTTTGGTATTTGCAGCAGAAACAGTTGGTATGAGTTTTGTACTTACTTGTCCTACACCTTCCACTAAATAAAATTCAAAATCACTTTTACCCCAAGTTTCCAATACATCATATAATTGTAATTTAAGAACTTTATTTAAAAGAGACTCAGCTATCATGTTACTAACTTTTGGATCACTCATCGCATCTAAAAAAGCTTGAAACAAAGGATTCACTTGATTCCCAGTGCTATAAAGTTTTTGATTTACAAACTTTCTAAAATCCTCTCTTGTTTTAGATGGTAATCTTGAATTACCACCTCTTTCAATTTCATCAGTCCCTTTAAGATTAATCAAAGGTATGTTCTCTGATTTCCCATCTGATTTAAGTCTTTTAACTTTAAGATTAAATATTTTATCGGCGTCTTGTTTTTTACTTGGATCAAGTTTAATTATATCAGAGGCTTTCATACCATTAGTTAAATCACCGAGCGGCCCACCAGGCATACAAGCTTCCTTAATTACGTTTGCATAAAAATTTTTTCTAATATCATTGATTTTTGTTTCCAAATTTTTTAAATCTGTTCCTTGAAGAAAAGTAGAAAAAGAATTATTAATTAATGTTGGAGAAGCAGCAACTGCTGAGGGTTTCTTTTTTAGAGATATTCCAACATAAGTATTTCCATATCTTAAAATAACATCTGAAGAATTATAATCTTTCATTCCAAAACTTTTTTCCGCAGGTAATTGAAACTGTCTTACGTCATCGTTCCATTTATTACCTGTTAAGTAAACAGCTTGTGGCACTCCAGATCTTATATTTCTTGTTCCTATAACTGCTGACATAGCAGCAGCCATATCATTATACAATTTAATATTAGGTGATTGTCCCTCTTTGACAGTAATTGCTGCTGATGCCTTTGTCTTTGTAGCATTACCTTGACCATCTAAAACTCCAGGCCCTTTAAAATTATTTACTACAACATCATATAATTTTACAAAATCCTCTTTACTTGTCGATGCTTTTTTTAAAGTTTTTGTATCGACAAGAGAGAGACCAGCATAAAATGCCTCCGATAACTCCATTTTATTAAACTAACTTTTTAAGTATTTATTATCTATTCAAAAAGTAATAATTTATAATTTCTATTTTTTCATGAGCTTGTGCAATGGCATTTATCTCACCATCGATAGTTCCCATAACATCTGAGTGTTCTCCAATACCCACAGGTTGATTAAGATAAATCTCAACATTCTGTTGATGTTTTGCAATCAAACCATTGTAATATGCGATTTGACTTTTTAAAATTTTATCACGCAAATTAATCATAAATCTCCTTCTAAACGATTTTCTGATTTGTAAACATCAAACTCTCCGCCTGGATATCTCTTCTTCAACTTATCTACATTACCAGCAATTACATCATCTAGTGTGATGTTTAATGCCATACATGCCTGCATTACATACCACATAACGTCACCCAACTCAATAACAAGATGTTTTCGATTATCGTCGTTCCAAGGCTTACCTTGGAAAACCATTTTCTTAACGATCTCCATAAACTCACCACCTTCAGCACTAACACCAACAGCAGCAGTAAGAAGTCTGTGAATATTGGAACCCTGTCCGTCAAGGTCATCCAAACTTTCAACAAAAGATTGATAATCCTTACTGGGATCGGATGTGACACCATCCACGAATATAGCGTACTTAGAAAGGTCAACGGTATGATCTGTGTAATTGATGTTTGGTTGTTGATTGTTATGAGTGTTGTAATCTCCAGACATTTTTAAAATTTAAACTCGGCAAATTTCTTTGTTGTTTTATCTTCTTCATTGTACTCTACT